ACCAAATATAGTTACTATAGGATATACACAGCCAGCTATACCCACGCAAGTTTATAGATATGAGCGTTGCAGACCAGGAAGCAGAGCTGGACGATATCATCGATCGCGTGCTCGTCCTCTCGGACAATCCCGATGTCGAAGACGCGCTGATCCTGCGCCTGCAATACGACATCGCGGCGAAGATCCATCTCCCCGAGGAAATCGTCCGGCGCTACGGCCTGCCGGACCTGGATGCCTTGAAGGAATACCTGGTCCAGCACCCGCAGGTGGTGTTCGGCGCTAAAAAACTCCGGGCGCTGTTCGAGAGCGGTGAGGGCGTCGAAGCCCGCATGCGAGCCAAGTTTCAGTTCGCCACCGAGGACTGCATCCCGGTGATCAGCCAACTGGTAAATAACCCCTCAACGCCGGTCGCGGCGAGGATAGATGGATTTAAGCAGCTGCAGAGGGGGGCGGGCGCCGACGGCGCCGGCCGCGCCGAAGGACGTGGACCGCTCAGCAGCGGGCAGAGTTTTGTGTTGAATATTTTCCTAGACCCGAAGCACCGCACGACGATCTCGGGGACAACAGTAGATAACCCCGGAGACATTCCGGGGGCGTATGACCCGCCGAGATTAAGTCTCGGCGAAGAGGGCGAGGAACCCGACGAGGAAGCTGATGTCTAAACTCCCTACCGTAGGGATCTAGCTCCTGGACTACCACGCCCCGCCCACCGTCGCCGCGTTCATGCTGGATAGCAAGACGCGGATCAGGACCTTGGTGGGACCACTAGGGTCCGGCAAGACGATGGGGTGTGTGATGGAGCTGCTGAAGCGCGGCTGCGAGCAGCAGCCCCATAACGGCGTGCGCTACACCAGGTTCGCGCTGATCAGGAACACTCTGCAACAGCTCCGTCAGACAGTGCTCGCAGATGCACTGCAGTACCTCGGTCCCTGCGCGCATTTCTACACCACCGACTCGACCTTGCAGGTCAGGCTCCGCCTGCCTGACGGGACGGGGGTGCACTCCGACTGGCCGTTGATCCCGCTGGACTCGAAGGAGGACGTGCGCAGGTTGCTGTCCATGCAGCTCACCGGCGCTTATGTGAATGAACTACGAGAAGTTCCTTTTGAGATTATCAGGCCGCTGCTGGGAAGATGCGGAAGATATCCAAGCAAAGCTCTTGGGGGAGCTACCTGGAGAGGTATCATCTGCGACACCAACCCGTGGGATACCGACAGCCCGTATCACGACCGGATGGTGCTCAACCCGAAGCCCACCTGGAAATTATATCACCAACCCTCGGGCATAAGCTCCGACGGGGAGAACACCGAGAACCTGCCCGACGGGTATTACGCAGACCTGATGGAAGACCACGACGTGGACTGGGCGTCGGTCCATGTCGAGAGCCAGTGGGGGACTTCCAACGCCGGCCAGGCGGTGTTCAGAAAAACCTTTCACGCACCCACCCACGTCAAGGATATGGGGGTGCTGGTCAACCCCAATAAGCCAGTGATGATCGGCCTGGACTTTGGCAGAACGCCCTGTGCCATAATAGGTCAGCACGATAACTTCGGTAGAGCAATAATAATGAAAGAAGTTGTTACGGAAGGTATGGGTTTAATTCAGATGATCGAGGAGCATCTTAAACCAGTACTCCTCGCGCCGCCGTTCGCCGGTAAGCGCGTTTTTGTCGTAGCGGACCCGGCCGGGGCGCAGCGCTCGCAGCTCAGCGAGGAGACGGCGTTTATGGTGCTCAAAGATCAAGGATTTTTAGCTTATCCTGCTTCTACTAATTCTATAGATCTAAGGTTACTAGCAGTAGAAAAACTACTCCGCCAGCAAATATTAGGGGAACCCGCGCTGCAAATATCGCGGGCAGGGTGCCCGATACTTATTACGTCCCTCGGTAATAAGTACCGCTACCGGCGTCGTCGAGATGGCAATCTCGACGATATCCCCGAGAAGCTCCACCCGTGGAGCGATATCTCCGACGCCCTGCAGTATTTTTGCTTAGGGACGCAGAGTAATTTAACCGGGCGGGTGCTCAACCGCGACCGCCCGAGGATCATGAACAACAATCAGACGCTGGTGTCGGCGGCGGGGTGGACATGAGCGAAGCTCGCGCGGATCAGCGCGCAGCGGGAGCGAATGGGAGATAGGAGTGATCTACACGACCACTGGGAGAGAGGCCCAGCCTTGTGGAGGGGCTGGACCCCGCTACTACCGACGAACTATGATGAGCTTGATCCTGACGGACCAAAGTACCATAATCCACGGCAGGAGCCGGCGATGGGTACGAGCCATCGTTTTCTCTCCTGTGGTGCGGCGCCGGGCTAATCCCCGGCGCCGTTTTCATTTATGGCACAGGGGATAAATAATGGAAGTAATTAGAACCCCCAGCGTCACCGGCATCGTCGAGTATCTTGAGCGCCTGCTAAAGCAAGCCCACGCCGGCGAGCTGTCAACCGTGTTCGTCGTATCGTTCAAGGCCGGAGACAGCACCTGGCTGTCGGTCGAGAAGGGCGTGCGCCTGGATCGGCTAAGAGCGATCGGGGTGCTCGAGTGTATGAAGCTCGACCTGATGCGCTCGATGGATACTGAGGAGTGAGCCACGACCGCCTGATCTGGGCGGCGTTTGCTGCGGTGGCCCTGCTGGTTGTGGTAACCGGCGCCCTGGTCTTTGGCGGCGTTTTCTTCGCCCCGGGCAGCGACAGCGTTATCAGGCAGATGATCGAGGGGCGGGTGCTCTCGCGCGGGATCGCCCTCTTCCTGATCATCCCGACGATTGCACTGCTATGCCTGCAAAACAAAATCCACGGCGACGCCGCGCTGGCGGCGCTCTCGGCGATCGCCGGCTACATCCTCGGCAGCACTTCCGGTCAGTGACGAGCTGCGCTAGTATCTATAGTAGTTATATTAGTAGGGGAGGTAACATGAGCAACCCACGCGCTTACGTCCGCTGCGACGGGCGGCGGATCGAGCTGAACCTCTACGACAACGCGACCGTCAACCAAGTGACGATCGCGGCCGACGACGCGATCCTCCTGGCCAAGGAGCTGCTCACGCAGGCGCTGCGCATGAAAGACGTAGAGGCGAGGGATAAACGCGCCGACGCTTACGCGGCGGGGAACGCCAGGCATCCACTTCCCCTTAGCGGGAGTGGAAGATGAGCGAACCGAAGCGCGGCGAGCGAAACAAAGACCGCCGCGCGGGAGCGAGTGGAGAAGATAAGTGAAAAAACATCCCCCGCCCGGACCCGACGACCCCTTGGTGAAGGCCGCGCAGCCGTTCAGGGAGTGGCAGCGCCCCAAGGTGTGCGACTACCGCGAGGGATGCTGGGTCAACGACGGGCCGAGTGCATGCAGCCACGTATCGGGCGGCGGGTCTTTTTGTAAAGCGTGCGACGGCGACATCCGTCACCAGAGCATGCGCCACTTCAAATGGAGTGAAGCGCTAAAACAAGCGGAAACATTAGTCACTGGGGATTAAAGGGAGTGACACTTGGACCAACCAAAGTGTCACTCCCGCTACCGGCTCGAAGCTAGGAGATAACCCCACCGGCTGACGGGGGTTTTTCCAGCGCACTCCCCGCCTTACCGCCCCGGAGGTAAATGAGTAAATCCTCCGGTTAGTAAATGTGCGTTTTCTATCTTTCCATTCGCTCCCGCTCAGCTGCGCACTGCTCGCTGAGCTTCGCTCATCGGCAGAGGAACGCCGAGCATATAAACCATTTTCATCCGTTAAACAACTCGCCAGGGCGTACCCCTAAAGCTCGAGCGAGCTTTATGAGGTTATCCAAACCGATGTTGCGCTCGCCGCGCTCGACGCTGCCGACGTAGGTCGGGTGGAGCGAGGCGCGCGCCGCAAGCTCCTCCTGTGTCCAGCCGCGTGCCATACGCAGCTGGCGCACGCGCTGCCCGAGCCGCTCCCTGTCTGACCGCCCCACCGGCATAGCGGTATTCCCGACGCCGGTACAAAAATAAGTCCACAGACGATAAGTATTAAACCCTGTCGCGCGCCGGGGGCCGCCCCCGGCGGCTCTTTACTCGACGAAGCTCTAAGCTCCCTCGGCGGCCCTCTCGCGGCGGCGCGGCGCAGGCTTACTGCGTCCGGCGGCCCGATCCTCTGCCTCCGCTTGGTGAACCAAGCGGATCAGCTCCTCGCACGGCTCGATCATGCGGTGGCGCACGGTGGAGACCCGACGCCTGACGTTCCCCTGGGTGAACTCCAGGCGGATCGAGATGTGCTTGGTGCCTTGACGCTGCGATAGAGCAGTGTCAATGAGCGGTATCGACACGCCGAGATGTTGGGCAACATCGCGGCGCGGCGGGAACGGTTCGCCGGCGTCGTGCAGTATAACGCAGAAGACCAGAAACTTCGCCGTCGCCACGGGCGGCCGCATGATCGGTTCCTCTTCTTGAAGCCAGGTCATGACGGCGCGCACCGCATGCTCCGAAGGGCGCGGCAGATCAACTCCCAAGTTTTCCTCCTCTGGAAATACGCGAGCCTTGTGCTCAGCGCAGAACCTGTGTTGTGCTCCACGTTAGTCCATAAGAGCTATATTTATATGACAGCGAGGGACAGCAAGCTACAAAATACGTCGGAGCGTAATATGGGGGTAATTCGCTAATCCCTTACGAGCCAAGGGATTAGCGGTGGATATGCCTGTGGATAACTCTGTGAGTAACCCGACAAGTACAAACAAATACAGCCGCGTCATGACGCGGCTGTATTGTGTGGTGTTTAGGGTGTAGCGCGGCGCTACAAAACTTTGTCGTGTGCCGGGACGTACATAATGTCGCAGGGTTCGTAGTCGTCGCCGCCGGCGCCGCAGTCGCGGCACCCACCGACCGAGTCGTCGCTGTCGGTGCACCATTTCTGCTTCCTGATATTCCAGAAAGCGGAGGCGTCAACTATCTTGACGCGAGCGCTGCCACAGGTGCCGCAGACCGCGAGCATTATCTCCCGCTCGCTCCCGTGCGCCTGCGCACTGCTCAGCGCACTTCGCTCGTCGCCGTCCGGCGATGACGCCGGAGGCGGAAAGATATTGTCCTCCCTGTCGTCCATGCGTTTTTTCCTGCATATAGGTTTTATAGATAGGTAGCTTAGCTTACGATGTTCCCTGTAGAATGCCAACGCAATAAGGCGTGAATTTAGGTTCGTAATATACATAAAATGCTAGTTATTACGAAATTTAATAACCTCGAATTTTAACCACGACGAAACGTAGCATTTTAGTGACTTCGGAAATTTATCATTCTCGTGGCGACGCGTTACGTGGGCGCCCGGCCTGGCCGGCCCCCCTTGGACAGCTACCCCCCGGGGGCCTGGCCGTGCGTTGGGCAGTGACAGAAAGCAGTGACAGAAAACCCTACCGTAGGGAATTTGGGCAGAAACTATCGGATGACGCAGTAGTGAGGGTTCCCCTCGTTTTCATAGGAGATACTAAAGTGAGTGAGAAGAAATTGACTGGAAAGCTGTTGGTCGCCGATATTGTCGGGAAGCAAATCGCAACTCTTGAAGACGTTTACGCTGACGTGAACGTTGCGACCGATGGTCTTAGTGTCGCCAACAAGGCAGCATCCGCCGAGCGCCGCACCATAATGGATAACTGCGCTGCACTCGCACTTACGCACAACTTCACGGCTGAGGAAATAAAGCTTGGCGTAGAGGCAGCAATCACCAGCTACAAAGGCAATGCGCTGGCGCAAAAGACGCTCGACAACCTCAAGAGCGAGCTTAAGTCCGTAATGCATCCAAACGTTCGAGCCAAGCTGCCAGAACTACGCAAACTTGCGAAGAGCGTCATCGCCGATAAAACGCGGTATGCCGATCTTGCTGACGCATTTAGCGGCAGGGAAGATTTCATCGTGGCACGCGTTGCGGCTGACGCTGCCAAGGCGCGCCACGATTTGAAGGAACCGCCAGTCACAGTTGAGGGTCTGCGATCGCTTGTGACCAAACGCGACACGGCACGTTCGCAGAGCATCCCGCGCGTAAAGGGTAAGCTCAAAATGATGATAACTATCTGCAACGAAGCAGAGGCTATCCTCAGGCTGCCGCAGTTCGCCAAGATCCGAGTACTATGCGAAGCGTTGAACGATGACGCTACCCTAAAGGCAGCACTTGCCAAACACATAACGGAAACGAAAAACGCCAGCAACCTACGTGGCGCGAACGGCAAGGAAAAGGCCGCACCTGCGGAAGGCGCGAGTGATATGGATGACGTGCTAAACGACGCGGCCTAGCAAACCGCACTACCTACACCTACCCTGCCCCCAGTGAAAACTGGGGGCATTTTTGCGTCTAAAACGCAACGGTATCGTGGCGTTGATAAACCCTCTAGAAAGGCCGCCAGTGCGGCCTTTTATTTTTTGGCTAGGGAGGTACCTGCGACACGCTAGACCCTACTCACGCGCCGGCGCTGGCCGGCGCTGGCCTATTCTACGCGTGACCTATACCCTACAAGTCCTATAGACGCCGTGCCGACGCCGTGCCGACACGGTGTAAGTAACACAGCGCAAGTGTCACTCCAAAAACCTACACTGTCACGTCGCAGTAGTTGGGAAACTAGATAGTAATTCGCCACTACGAGGGTATAACATACTGATAACGCGTAATCTTACGCGTTCCGCCGAAACGCGAGCGATGGAAGAGAGCTGAATTAGTCCGCACGTTTTACGATAGGACGCGGCGCCGTACCCGACAATTTTATCCGTAAGACGCGAACTAGGGGCAAACACGGGGTATAAACCGCTGATATTTATATATATTATTTTAAGACTATTATTATTATTATACTAACTCGGTTTGGCGATACGTGGATTTAGTCGATTTCCTAATTGCTATGGTCGCCGTCGATGTCTCTTTATGTACCCCTATCTTTCCGGTTTAGATTAATAGAGTAGGTACTAATAGAAAAACATTGTTTGTTATGAATGGTTTAAACCCCCGGCATTATTCTAGAATACTGGTATTGCGACGCTGAATTTGCTACCCACAAAATCCCTACCGTAGGGAATGACCCCTATTTGGCGCTTAGCCGCTACCATAAAAATATTATTTCTATAAAGTGACCCCTATTTGGCGGATGCGAGTGCTGAAAGTGACCCCTATTTGGAGTGCGCGATGTCGAAAGTGACCCCTATTTGGAGTGCGCGATGTCGAAAGTGACCCCTCAATCGTCGCGTATCAAGATCACTTTGACCCCTATTTTAGAGCGCAGGGTCCGCGACACGCAGATTGCGGTCGGAAATGTGACCCCTTTTTCGCGCTTCATCGTGCATCTGATCGAGCGCGGACTGGATCAGCTCGACGCGGAATTGATAGGAGAGGAGCAAACGGATGAGCAAGAGGAAGCGTAAACGCACCGTAAAAACATCCACCGTAGAAATAGGTATGTGGTCGAGACCGGGGTTCCGTCGAGTGGAACCCCTGTCTTCACCGCTCGCAGGTACCTTAGACTACGATCAGCTCGGCCGTCACCGTCATACACTAAACGAACTACGTGACCGGAGGAAAGGTTATGTCACTTACTAAGCTGACCGTAATGCAAGAGGTCGTGTTACACCGCGACGTGAGCCTAGCGCTGCGCTCGACGCTGCGCGACTGCGAGAACGGTATGCCGGAAGAGTTGGTAGTAAACTCGCTCGCGCTTAACAATGTCCCCGTCGAGATCACGCCGCGCGTGATCGCGTTGCTTCTTAATGCTGACTGGATCGCCCGTCGAGATGGGCGCTTGTACTATGTGAGCTACAACGAGGGAAAGGATCAAAAACTATGACCGATCAGAGGTATACTTGGTAAAACAAAGTAATACTTGACATTTACAATAACGTGTGGTATAATCAAAATAAAACCCAAGTAACCGCAAATTCCCTACTGTAGGGAAAATCTTTAGGAGAGTGGAAATGACTGAGTATGTTTCCGAGTTCGGCAAACGGTGGGACGCTCGCGTCCCGCGAGGCGATATTCACTGGTACATGGGTCGGGTCCACGTCGCCACGTCCGACGAAGACGTCGCGGCCGATATTCGCAAGCGCTGCACCGCGCCGGGTTTCACCGAGACGCTTATCAAGGCGTCGATCAGGTACGCGCTCGTGTGCCACAAGCGCAATCGGCAGCTGTACCACTACGTCGCTCATCCGCGTGGCGACGTCGAGAGGGAGCTAAAGCGTGAAGAAACTGCACTGTGAAGCTCGCTCAGCCCCGCTGGCTGAGCCTGTCGGGTTGTGTAAGCGTGGCAACGTGTTCACGACGATCACCCGCCGCGCGTTCGATCGTGTGATCCCATCGCGCGCCTGCGTGCGGTGTGAGCGCATGCTTGCAAAGATCAAACGCGCAAGCACCGCGCCCACTTGGTACAGATAATATAGGAGTGATAGATGATTGGGGTTTTCATCGGCGGTATACCGCTTGCTGTTCTTGTCTATGCGTTTGCGCGTGGGCCGAGTAACTCTCGTCGCGCCAATCTGCGCGGATTGGCGTGGGTTGGTATTACGTTCGCGCTGATTATTGGTCTGGGCCAGCTTTCAGGCGGTGTCGTCGAGGACGAGTGGTGCTACCGACACAACGACTGTGAAATGAAAGGATACTAAACCGGCCTGACGAGTACGCGGCGGCACCGCGTCATCCCTACCGTAGGGACTTTTTAGGAGCATGAAAAATGGCACGTTATGAGGTTCGGGTTGTCTATCGCGGCCTGTCTAACTTCATCGTCGAGGCCGCGACGCCGGAAGAGGCCAAGGAGAAGGCACGGGACATGTTCAACAACGGCGAGGAGGCGCCGGTGCTCGGCAACGAGTGGGAAGAGATCGACACCGTTCACATGCCTATCCAGATCTAAACTCAGGAGAATACAAATGAACTTATCAGAAGCAAAACAGGTAATGCTGCGCACCCACATCGGCGCGATCGAGCATGAGCTGCGAGCGGTCTCCATCACGATGGAGAGCATGCCTGGCGTGGGTAAGAGCGAAGCCCTCTTCCAGTACGCCCAGATGCTCGCGCACCGCCTCAACGAACCCGTCGGGGTCGTTGTCTGCATGCTCGCGTCCATCAGCTCGGCCGATGTTCGCGGGTTCATGATCCCCATGCGCGGGTCTCCACCCAAGAGCGTGTTCTCCCTCCCGCCGTGGTACCCCACCAACGACGAAGAGGAGGTGGACGGGGAGGTCACAACCAAATCGGTGAACTACTGGGTAGTTACTCCCCGTGGGGAGTGGCTGCGTGAGTCCGGTTGGCACGACGCGATGCCCGAGACGGGGATCGTGTTCCTCGACGAGTGGGGCCAGGCCGAGGAGGACGTCAAGAAGCCCGCAGCTGAACTCCAGCTTAATGGGAACGTGGGCACTCATCGTTTACCCATAAAGTGGCGCGTCGTCGCCGCGCAGAACCGCACGAGCGACCGCTCGGGTGTCATGCGTGAGATGATGCACATTATTAATAGGAGGATGTTGTTAAAAATAGATAGCTCCGTCCCGACGTGGCTGCAGTGGACCGACGAGCAGGTGGGCTTTATGCGGCCACACTTTATGACCGTCGCATTTGCAAGACAAAATCCCGATATAGTTTTTCGGGATAGCGTGCCCGACGGCACCGATCCCTACTGCACACCTAGAACACTGTGCATGATGGATCGCACGTTGAGGATGTTGGTGGAGTACGAGCGAAGCTCGGCGAGCAGTGCGCAGCCGAGCGGGAGCGAGTGGGAAAAAGAACTCCCCACTGACGATATCGCTCGGGAGTGTGCCGCCGGCCTCATAGGAGGGGCGGCCGCCGGGCAATTCATGACCTTCCTCAAGTACTTCGACCTCCTGCCCACGATCGAGGAGATCATAGATGATCCGAGTGAGGCAAAACTCCCGTCGGGTCACGACGCCCAGATGGTCGCGGCGTTTATGCTAGCTCATCATATTGATGAGCAGAACGCCGATCCGTTCCTGAAGTACATTTTCAGGATGGTCCCCGAGATGCAGATACTCAGCGTGCAGATCGTCAACGCCGATCCCAAGCGGGCGCAGTTTCTCTACCCGCTGCCGGGGTTCCAGCGCTTCCTCACCCAGCACAAAGATCTGCTGGTCGGGAGTTATATGTGATCAAGCATGCGTTTCCCCGATCAGGGGAGACGTTGATCGGAAGCTACATGTAGCTTAACATGTATTAAATATAGGAGCTGTAGAAATGAAGTTTTATGTGTGCATCGCGGCGAACGTGCGCGCTTACGCGGGCGTCGAGATCGAGGCGGCGGACGAAGAAGCGGCGTGGGCGAGGGCGAAAGCCCTCGCGTCCGCGACCTGCATCTTTCAAGAGCCTGAGATGGAGGACGTTCTGTTCGAGCCTGAGTGGGACACCCTCGACGATTTCGAGGCACTCGACGGGAGCGTCACTCTAGTTAAGGGAGAAACCAAATGAACGATTTAGATGTGACGACGGCCCTGCGCCAGGCAGGCATGCTCGCGGATGTGAGCATCAGTACGTGGGGCGGCACGCGGACCGATAACGGCCTGCTCAACGAGGTCAAGCGCCAGCACAACGCCCACGGCGACGTGG